GACCGAACGTAAGGGCGTCGAGCTGTGGTTCGTCGGCACTGACACCGCCAAAGATTGGATCTACAACCGCTATCCAGTGGAGGACGGTCCGGGCGCGCTGCACTTTGCCAACGACCTGCCCGATGATTTTTTTGCCCAATGTGTCGCCGAACGCAAGGTGACCCGTTACGTCAAAGGCTACAAAAAAATTGAATGGGTCAAGGGCAAAGCGGAGCGTAACGAAGCCCTCGATTTGATGGTGTACAGCCTGGCGATGGCGCATTACTTGGGCCTGAATCGCTACAAGGAGCACGACTGGGAGCGGGTGAGAAATGCTCTACTTCAGGCGGCGCCACTGGGCGAGAAAACCGTCACTTTTGAGCGTGTCAGCGCCCCGGCGATATCACGGCAGCCAGATGCAGATCCCGTACCGCCACCGGTCAAGCCAGCCGGAGCACCGGTGCTGATTGCACGCCCCCCACAGCGTCGCACCTCCAACAGCGGCTACCTGAAAAAACGACGCTGAGTGAAAACGCTCAGTTGCACACCCTGTTGTCTTTTTACTTTAGAGCGATCCCATGGCCTTTACCCAACAGCAACTCGATGCGGTCGAGAAGGCAATCGCGCGCGGCGAAAAAATCGTGCGCTACGCGGATCGCAACGTTGAGTACCGCGACATCGACGAACTGCTCAGGGCACGCGATGAAATTCGCAGCTCGCTGATTGCGGCGGCCGGTCCTCGGTCGCGCATCGTGCGGCTTTATCATGGAGGCAAGGGACTGTAATGGCTCGTCACTTTCCCACCTTGGGCCGCAGCGGTTTCCTGATTCCGTCGAACATCAAGGCCAGTTACGAAGGGGCGGCTGAAGGGCGTCGTTCCGCGAGTTGGGATGCACCCGACGCCGGCTTCAACAGCATTGCCATTCCGGCATTGCGCAACCTGCGCTCACGTTCCCGGGCGGCGGTGCGCAACGACCCGTACGCCTTCAACGTCATCGATAAACGGGTCAGCAATCTGATCGGCACCGGCATCACGCCGCGGCCCAAAACCCAGGACGATGAACTTCGGCACCAGCTGCAGGAACTCTGGGCCGATTGGGCTGAAGAGTCAGATGCCGATGGTCTGACTGACTTTTACGGACAACAGGCCCTGATCGCGCGGACCGTGGAAACGGCCGGTGAATGTTTTGTTCGCTTGCGTCCGCGTAGCCTCGACGAAGGCTTGGTGGTGCCGTTGCAGCTTCAGGTGCTTGCCCCGGAATTTGTGCCGCACGATAAGTTCGAGGCCGCTCGCAATGGCAACGTTATCCGCGCCGGGATCGAGTTCACTCCGGACAGCCGTCGGGTGGCGTACTGGATGTACCGTTCCCACCCGGGCGACGCCTCGTCCTTGAACAGTGGCTACAACCAACTCGTGCGTGTACCGGCCAGCCAGGTGCTGCACATATTTGAGCCGGTTGAGCCGGGGCAGTTGCGCGGCTTGCCGCGGCTGTCGCCGGTTCTCAAACGCCTGCGCAGCCTGGACAACTACGACGATGCGGTGCTGTTCCGTCAGGAGGTGGCGAATCTGTTCGCCGGCTTCATCAAAAAGCCATCGCCGGATGACATCCAGACTCCGGTGGACCCGGTGACCGGTGCGCCGTTGAACCTTGCCTCGGATGGATTCACGCCCATGGTCGCCTTGGAGCCCGGGACCATGCAGGAGCTGTTACCAGGCGAGGAGGTCGAGTTTTCCACTCCACCGGACGCGGGTAACAACTATGCGGACTTCATGCGACAGCAATTGATGGCAGCTGCCGCCGGTGCCGGGATGCCCTACGAGATCCTCACCGGCGATATGCGCGGGGTGAATGACCGCGCACTGCGCGTGGTACTCACAGAGTTCCGGCGTCGTCTGGAGCAACTGCAGTTTGGCGTGTATGTGCACCAGTTGTGTCGCCCGGTGCGGGCAGCCTGGATGGACATGGCGGTGCTAAGCGGTGCTGTGCTGTTGCCAGACTACTCCCAGCGCCGCCGTGAGTACCTGCGCACGCGTTGGGTGCCACAGGGTTGGGCCTATATCCATCCGGTTCAGGATGTTCAGTCACGCACGATGGAAGTTAACGCCGGCTTTGCCTCGCGCAGCGAGATGGTCCTGCGCACCGGCTATGACGCCGAAACGGTGGACGAAGAAAACGCCGCCGATGCCGAACGGGCTCGGGGCAAAGGTCTTAATTACAGTACGCTCGTTGAACTGCTCCAGGCGTTCGACGACAAGGAGCAAGCATGAGCAAGAAAACGCCGCCGCGCATTTACAACAAGGCTGGCCAGCAAGTGCCGATACAGGACAAAAGCTGGTACGCCGTGCACGCCAGTGGCGAAGCGACCGAGCGCGTAATCGAAGTCTTTGTGTATGGCGAGATCGGTACCTGGGGCATTACGGCCAGTCAGTTCATGCAGGATCTGCGCGCCGTCGATGACGGAGTGTCGCCGGTCATCGCGGCCTTCAACAGCATCGGTGGGGACTTGTTCGACGGCTTGGCCATGCACAACACGTTGTCGCGGCTGGGCGAGCGTTGCACGGCTCGCATCGACGCGTTGGCTGCGAGCGCAGCCAGTGTAGCGGTGTGCGGTGCCCACAAGGTGGTGATCGCGGCCAATGCCATGTACATGATCCACAATCCGTGGACCTATGCGGCCGGCGATGCCGACAGCTTTCGTAAAGTGGCCGATGTCCTCGACCAAACCATGGAGGCAATCATCGCGGCCTACATGGCCAAGGCACCGAACATCGATGAAGCTGAGCTGCGGCGCATGGTCGCCGCTGAAACCTGGCTCACCGCCAATGAAGCAGTGGCCTTGGGCTTGGCCGATGAGGTCGGCGACGGGGTTCAGGTCAAAGCGTGTTTGGGACAGGGCGCGGTGCTCCAGCGTTACCAGCACGCACCTGCCGAACTGCTGGCCCAACTTGATGAGGCACCCGAACCGGATCCGGAGTTGGAGCCACACGATCCACCCGCGCCCGTGGTCGACTCGGCCAAGCTGGCGTTGTTGATCACTCAGCGTTGTGCCGAGTCAGGGCTCAGCAACCTGGTCGCGCCGTTGCTGAGTTCGACCCAGCTTGAAAGCGAGGAGATCGTCCTGGAGGGGCTAACCCGAGCCAAAGTGGTGCATGACCTGTGCGTCGCAGCACGCCTTCCAGAGCTCAGCGCCGATTACGTGGCAGCGGGGTTGGATGAGCCCTCGGTGCGGGCGCGGCTGTTCGACAAGATCGTCAGCAGCGGCAACGGTTTTGAAATCGACAACAGCGTGCCCCTCGACGATGACCCTGCACCGAAGGTGCAGGCGAAACAACCAAATCCTTCTTCGATCTGGGCCGCCCGTTCGGCGGCCCATGCCGGGCAATCCAACAGTGCAAAAGGAGCACGAGCATGACCGTAAAGTACGAAACGCTACACGCTGGCGAGTTTTTGCTCTCCGAAGGAGCCGGGAAAATCTCTCGTGAATCCATTCTGGTGGCCGCTGGCCCCGCATTGAATGCCGGCCAGGTGCTGGGACTGGTCACCGCGACCAATGAGTTTGCGCCTTACGATCCCGTCGCCACCGACGGCACGGAAGTGGCGACGTGCATCCTCTACGGGCCACTGGGCGAATCGACCGAGGTGCGTCGGGCCAGTGCGGTGGTGCGACTGGCCGAGGTCAGCGAGGTGCATTTGACCGGTTTTGATGCTGACGCTGAGGTCGCCCTAGCGGCTCAGTTTGTGATTGCCCGCTAAGTCAGTCCCCTTTATCCCAACCCCGCTTAGTGCGGGGTTTTGTTTTTCTGGAGAGCCCCTTTATGGCCGACATTGGCATTTTTAACGACGATGTTTTTTCCGTGTCCTCGCTGACGGCAGCGATCAACGAACAGGAATATTTGCCGGGTCGCATCAGCAGCCTGGGTCTGTTTCGCGAGGAAGGCATCAGCACCCTGACCGTCCAGATCGAAAAGGACGGCAATACCCTGGCGCTGGTGCCCGCGGGTGAGCGCGGCACCTCGGGGCTGGTCGTGGGTGCCAGCAAGCGGCAGATGATCCCGTTCAACACCGTGCACCTGCCGCAGCGTTTCACCATCAAGGCTGACGAGATTCAGGGCATTCGCGCCTTTGGTACGACGACCGAACTGCAGGCTGTGCAGGGCGTAGTGAACACGCGCCTGAGCAAAGCCAAGCGTCAGCTCGATGCCACCCATGAGTTTCAGCGCATGGGTGCGCTCAATGGTCTGGTGCTCGACGCGGATGGCTCGACGGTCCTGCTGAACATCTATCAGGCGTTTGGTGTGGAGCAACAACGCCTGTCCATGGGCTTGAACGACTCGGCGACGAAGATCCGGGTCAAGTGCGCCGAAGCGTTGGACATGCAAGACGATGAACTGGGTAGCGTGACCAGCTCGGGCGCGCGGGCCTTCTGCGGCAAGAATTTCTGGAACAAGCTGATCACGCACAAATCGGTTGAGGAAACCTACCTCAATACGATCCAGGCCGCGGAGTTGCGTGGCGATGCGCGAGACAGTTTCGAGCTGGGCGGCATTGTCTGGGAACGCTACCGCGGGCGCATCGCTGGCGTGTCGTTTATCCACGACGATCAGGCGTTGTTGATTCCCGAAGGTGTGCCAGAACTGTACATCTCCTGCTTTGCCCCGGCGGACTACATGGAAACTGCCAACACCCAAGGCCTGCCGTATTACAGCAAGCTGGAACCACTGCCGTTCAACAAGGGCATGGCCGGCGAAGCCCAGTCCAACCCATTGCACCTGTGTACGCGTCCCCGGGCGCAGATCCTGCTGACGCTCTGATCATGGCCTTTCGAGAGCTGGTCGCGGAAATCGACAGCGTGGTGTTCGACACCCTGGCCGACGTTGGCTACATCGAAGGTCGGCGGGTGCTGGGCATGTTTTCGGCACCCTGGTTGCAACCCAAGATCGGTCGCTTGAACACCGGTCTGCGCGAGCCGTGTTTTCACATTCGGGTTGCCGATGCTCAAGACGTGGAAAAAACACAGACGGTGCACATCGATTTACCAGTCCTGGACGGTGGTGGTGAGTACACCCTGATTCACCTGGAACCAGCGGGTGATGGACTGGTGGCCTTGTCGCTGAGGTTAAAAGCATGAGTGCCGTGCCGGTGTCGCTGCAGCTTTCGGCTGACGATGTGCAGGCTTTTGAGCAACTGGCCAAGGTGATGCCCAAGGCCGTGGCCGCGGCGCAACGACGGGCGATTAACAAGACGTTGGGCTGGCTGGCCACCCACATGGCGCGCGATGTCAGCAAGCAGGAGCGGATTGCCGTGCGGGCAGTCCGGCAGCGTCTGCGTTGTTATCCCAAAGGCCAGGGGCAACCGGGCAAACTCTGGTTCGGCACCAACCCAATGGACGCCAGCCGGGTAGGGAATCCCCGTCAGGGCAAGGCTGGTGTCTCGGTGGCGGGACGACGGTATCAGGGCGCTTTTTACAAGCGTGTGTATGGCAACAAGGCGGATATCTGGATTCGTACCTCCAGCAAACATTTCAACCCGGACGACTATCCCGGCGGCGCATCCGCGACAGGGGGTAAGAGCTCGGGCTGGATCGCGGAAAACGACAATCGTTTTCCGCTGGCCAAGGCCAAGGTTTCGCTCGAAGACGCCGAAGCGCCTTTTTACACCTGGGCCAACAAAGCCGATGAACGCCTGCTGGTTGTGTTCAAGCAGGAAATGAACTTTGAACTGCATAAGTACCTGAAGGGGAGCGCCCGTGTCTGATCCTGCTTTTTCGCTGGATGCACTGTACGCCGCCATCGAGGAACACCTCCGCCAGGCGCTGCCCTCGGTTCGATTTGTCGCGACCTGTCCAGACATTCAGGACCGTGTGGCGCTGCCGGCGGTGTTCCTGGAACCGGTGGAGTTTGAACCCGGGCAAGACATCGGTACCGGTGAAACGGTGCTGGTCCAACGCTTCGAAGCGCGAATTATTGTCGCGCCCGAGTTGGCCCGCCATCAGCAACTCGGTGCCCAATTGGCGGCGCAAATAGCAATCCTCCTTCGGGGGCAGACCTGGGGCCTGGACAATGTCGAGCAGGCGCAATTCGTGGCCTCGCGCCAAGACTGGACCAAGCCCGAGCTGGATGGCTACACCGTGTGGATGGTGGAATGGACCCAGCAGATCTATCTCGGCGAAGTTGAATGGTTATGGCCCAACGAGCCACCCGGGACGCTGTACCTGAATGTCGATGGCTGCACCGGTACTGGCAATGAAGATCACTACTTTCAGCCGGAGGATCTGGCATGGGATACGCCAGCGCCGAACATGACCGAATGATCGCTGCGATGCTGATGCCCTGTGTGGTGGTCGGCATCGATCTGATGGCCGGCCGGGTGCGGGTCAAGGCCGGAACATGGGTCAGTGCCTGGGTACGTTGGCACAGTCTGGCGGCCGGCAAGGCCCGTCATTGGCGTGCGCCGAGCCTGAATGAGCAGGGCGCGTTGTTCAGCCCCAGCGGTGATCCAGCCATGGGTACTTTTATTCCTGGGCTGTATGGCAATGCCGGGGCCCCGCCGGACAACCGCGATCACGTCGAGGCTTGGTATTTTGACGATGGCGGTTCACTGGTCTACGACTGGCAAGCCGGCAGCTACAGCATCGCGTTACCCGACGGCAGCCGCGCGACCATCGCGGTCGGTGGCTCGCAGTTTGAAGTGACGCCGGAGCAAATCCGAGTGACGGCCGGCCAAATCACTCTGGCGGGTGAGGTGAGCATCGACGGTGCTCTGAGTGTGTCCGGCGACATCACCGGCGCCGGCACGATCATGGACGCCGGGGGCAACAGCAGCAACCACTCGCATTGAATGAGCATTCACCTTCAGCCCGCCGCGTGCGGGCTTTTTCATGTCTGGAGAAAAAGCATGACGAGTAAAACCACGCCTGTTCCGGCCGCCACGGTTGCGCCCGCGCCGGCCACGCTGAGCCTCTTTCGCGACACGCTGTACACCTCGAGGGTGCTGATTCTGCTGGAGGCCGAGCGCACCTTGAAAGTTGAAAAGGGCCAGGTCGCGGTGGCCTCGGATGACACGGTGGCGATCGAGTATTTGCACGGTCGCAAGGATTTTGTCCCGGTCGAGGGCTGATCGAATGATCGGGATGATCGGACTGGACCGCCGCACCGGCCAGCTCATTTCCGGCCTCGATCACCTGCGCCAGTCCATCGAGGACATCTTGTCCACGCCCTTGGGCAGCCGCCGCATGCGCCCGGAGTACGGCAGCAAGCTGCGGCGCTTTGTCGACTTGCCGGTGAATGACGGCTGGAAAAGTGCCGTGCAAGCGGAAGTGGCCAGCACGCTCGGGCGTTGGGAGCCGCGCTTGAAACTGGGCCGGGTGCGCGCCGTGGCCATTCTCGACGGGCGTATCACATTTGAGCTGACCGGGCAGTACCTCGGCAGCGACGTGATTTTGGAGGTGTCCGCATGACCATGGAACTGGCGGCTCTGCCGCCGCCGCAAGTGCTGGAAGACCTCGACTTTGAGGCGGTCTACCAGGAGAAACTCGAAGCCTTCCGCCTGAGCATGGGCGACAACTGGAGCGCGGAGCTGGAAAGTGATCCGGTGCTCAAGCTGATCGAGCAGGCCGCGTACGGCGCCTTGCAGAACCGGGCGCGAGTCAACGATGCCGGCAAGGCGCTGTTGCTAGCCCATGCCGAGCGGGCCGACCTCGATCACCTGGCTGCCAACGTCAACCTGCAGCGTCTGGTGATTCAGGCCGGAGATCCGAGCACCGTGCCGCCGACGCCGCAGGTGCTCGAAGAGGACGATGCCCTGCGCGAGCGGGTGCAGTTGTCGTATGAGGGGCTGACCACGGCAGGGCCGCGTAACAGCTACATCCTGCATGCGCGCAACGCCTCGGGGCTGGTGGCCGATGCCACGGCAGAAAGCCCATCGCCGGCCGTGGTGGTGGTCACCGTGCTCAGCCTCGAAGGCAGCGGCACCGCTTCGCCCGAGTTACTCGAGCAGGTTCGGTTGCACCTGAATGACGAAGACGTGCGGCCAGTGGCCGATCGGCTCACGGTGCAGAGTGCGGCGGTGATCGACTACCGCATCGAGGCGGTGTTGTATCCGCAGGCCCCGGGGCCGGAAAACGAAGCCTACCTGGCTGAAAGCCAGAAGCGCCTGAGCGAGTGGATCAACCCACGTCGCCGTCTGGGGCTGGAAGTCGCGCGCTCGGGCGTCGATGCACAACTGCATATTCCCGGCATCGCCCGGGTCGAGCTGCTGGGCTGGACCGATCTCAAACCCAGCAAGGCCGAGGCCGCGTATTGCACTGGATACACCGTGACCTTGGGGGCCTGACATGAGCAGTCAGTTACCGCTCAACAGCACGCCGCTGGAACTGGCCGTGGAAGCGGCCAACTACGAAAACACACTCATTCCGCTGCGCAGTTTGTACGACGCCGACACCTGTCCTGAGCACTTGCTGCCGTATCTGGCCTGGTCCTGGTCGGTGGACCGTTGGAACAACAACTGGACCCAGGAGGCCAAGCGCACGGCGATCCGTTCGGCGTATGACGTGCATGCGCGCAAAGGCACCATCGGTGCGCTGCGCCGGGTGGTCGAGCCTTTGGGCTACCTGATCGACGTGGTCGAGTGGTTCGACACCGTGCCGGAAGGCGTGCCCGGCACCTTCGCCCTTGAGGTCGGGCTGAATGACTCGGGCATCACCGAGGAACTGTACGAGGAACTGGCGTGGTTGATCGACGACGCCCGCCCGGTTAGCCGGCACATGACCAACCTGGCGCTAAGTCTGCAGACCGAGGGCGTACTGGGCATAGCTGTGTGCGTGCAAGAAGGCGAAGAAATCGACGTGTACCCACCGGCCCCGAAAGACATCGACGTGACCGGCACTTTTGGCCCGGCGCTCTGCGTCGATGAAACCGATACTTTGGACGTTTATCCCTATGATTGATAAGACCAGTCAGTTTTTTGCCATCCTCACCGCCGTGGGCGAAGCCAAGCACGCCAATGCCATCGCCATGGGACAGGACTGGATGTTTACCGAGATGGGCCTAGGCGATGCCAACGGCACCGACCCGATTCCCGACCGCCTGCAAACCCAGTTGATCAACGAATGGCGCCGGGCGCCGATCAATCAGATCCGCGTCGATCCGGCCAACCGCAACACCGTGATCACCGAGCAAATCATTCCGCCCGAAGTAGGCGGTGAGTGGATTCGCGAAATCGGCCTGTACGACGTCGACGGCGATCTGGTGGCGGTGGCCAACTGTGCGCCGAGCTATAAACCGTTGCTCGACCAGGGCAGCGGCAAGACTCAGGTGGTGCGGATGAATTTCATCGTCAGCAGCTCCGCGAACATCGTGCTGAAGATTGACCCGGCCGTCGTGCTGGCCACGCGTGAATATGTGGACCTCAAGATTCAGGAGGAACTGGCCAAGCTGGATCAAAAACAATCCGCGCGAGTGGCGGCGACCGCCGCCATCACCCTCAGCAATCTGCAGACGGTCGATGACGTGGCTGTGGGCACCGGTGACCGAGTGCTGGTCACCGCTCAGGCGCTGGCACAGGACAACGGGATCTATGTCGTCAGCGCCGAAGGCTGGACGCGAGCCGCCGATGCCGACAACAGCTTGGAGGTGACCCCTGGGTTGTTTATCCATGTGGAAGAGGGCACGACCAACGGCGACAGCCTCTGGCAGTTGGTCACCGACGCAACGATCACCCTCGGTACCACCGGTTTGCAGTTTGAAATGATCTCCGGCGGCAGTAGGGCAGGCGTAGGCACCTTTCGTAGTATCACCATCGATGCCCTTGGGCGTGTGGTCGCCGGCACCAACCCGACCACCCTGGACGGATACGGCATCACCGATGCCTTGCCCATCGACGGAACCGCCGTGGCGGCCACCCAACTGGAAACAGCGCGCACGCTGAGCGTATCCGGGGCGGCCAGCGGCAGCGCGACATTCGATGGCACCGACGATGCCGACATAGCAATCACGTTGGCCGACAGCGGTGTCGCCGCGGGCACCTATTCCAACGTTACCGTTGATGAAAAAGGTTTGGTCACCGGTGGCGACCAACTGACAGGCGATGATCTGGGGCTGGGAACCGCCGCGTACCTGAATGCCCAAGTCAGTATTGATGATGCGACGGCTCAAGCGCTGATGATGGTTGGTGCGTTCGGCGTGGGCGGTACCGGAATGATAGTTCCTGAAGGTTCAGACCTGGACACGGTAATACTCGGTGGGCTTTACCGAGTCAATACCGGGGGAAACATCCCCGAAGGCTTTGAAAACAGCCTAATGCTAGTTGTGCGCGGGAACGATACAGTTGCACAAGTTCTAATTAGCTTTCAAGCGGGAGCTATTATTTCGCGTGGCGCCAGCGGTATTGGCGACGTCCCAGTTTTTAGCGCGTGGACGACCAGCTGGAACAATTCAAACTTCAACCCTTCCGAATATCAATCCGCCCTCGGATTTACGCCAGTTCAACAAGGTGGTGGTGTAGGGCAACTTACAAACAAGGTTTATATCGGGTGGACTAATTCGGGGTTGAAGGTCACTGTTGATGACAGTGACCTAGGCGATGTTGCATTTCTAAGCGCCCCAGCCTTCATCAATGGCATTCAGGTTACTGGTCACGCCAACCTGTTGAACACGGCAAACGTCGGCACTGACATATCTATCGGAGGCACCGCCTATGCTGCGGGCATGTTGTCCTATGGCAACATTACTGCCAATGCCGCTCTTTACGCCGGTGGTCATGTCAACGCCGGTGGTGGCGCTGCTCAGTTTCAAACCGATGGCAACTCCTATGGCCCGATATGGGGTGGTTACTTAAGCACCTATCTTGGTAATAACTATCCAGCCTACTGGAACCTGATGGCCAACATTGGCGGACAACCGGCCAACGGTGTTGGTACTTACGCAATTATGTACATCGGGGGTGTTACTGCTGGCATTGGCGAAATGTTTGCAGGTTCTTCGCTTTGTTTCGCTGCAACAGCAGGCGGCAATATCTATGGTGTTTATGGTGCTGGTACTTGGCGCCTGATGGGATACATCAACATGGCAAGTGCGGCATATAGCACATCATTATTTCTGAGAGTTGTTTAATGTTAGACGAAAATAACGAGCCACCTTTAAACGAACCATTTGTTCCACCACCCGAACCGCCGCCATGCCCTGAACCACCACCGCCTTATGTATACCAGGTCAGGAACCTAACCCATTTTAAGGAAGGGGTAGTTGACTGCGAGATTCTTCACGAAACATTCGGGTGGATTCCATTTTCGGCAGTTCCCGGCGATACAGCGCCGGCTACTCTGGCGGTTTTTGAACACATTGCGGCGAACAGTGTTGACGTAGCCAGTCAGCCAGAAAGCCCCAACCTTGCCACCTCAATCACAACTGCTGAACGTTCATGGCGTGATAATGAATTGACAGTTGCTGACGTAGAGCTCTTGAAAGCAGAAGACGCTGACCCTGCTTCTGTGAGCACGCCTGCGCAGTGGCGGCAGTACCGCGTGGACCTTCGCAACTGGCCCCAGTCGCCAGACTTTCCGGATTCCACCCTGCGTCCAGTGAGGCCGACCGCTTAACGATTACATCGCCGAATAAACCGGATCAGCAGCCCGCCTGACGCCCCGCATTGCCGGGGCGTTTTCTTTTCCGTCACGCGTTACAAGAACCATCCCGAACGCCTCGCTTATGCGGGGCTTTTTCATTTCTGGAGCATCACTTTATGAGTTTTTTTCACGGCGTCACCGTGACTCTGGTGGACACCGGGGCACGCCATATCGCCACGCCATCCGCATCGATCATAGGCCTGTGCAACACCTTCACCGTGGGCCCGCCGGCCACGGCTGCCGCCAACGAATTGCTGCTGATCACCCGCGAAAGCGAAGCGGTCGCGGCGTGGGGGCCGGATGCGGCGATCACCCAGGATTGCAAGGCGATTTTCAAGCGGTCGAAGGCGGTGATTGTCGCCGTCGGTGTGCCGTTGCTGGACGACGCGGCCGAGCAACTGTCCGCGATCATCGGCGGCGTTTGGGCCGACGGCACCCGTACCGGTATGCAGGCCTTACTCAACGGCAAAAGTAAGTTCAACGCCCAGCCGCGATTGTTGGTGACGCCGGGGTACTCGTCGACACTGGCGGTGGCCACCGAGCTGGTGGCGTTGGGCGACAAGATGCGCGCCATGGCCATCATCGACGGGCCGAACACCACCGACGAAGCGGCGATTGCCTATGCCGCCAATTTCGGCAGCAAACACGCTTATATGGTCGATCCGGGCGTGCAGTTCTGGGACACCACGACCAGTGCCACGATCAACGCGCCGGCTTCGGCCTGGACTGCTGGCCTGTTTGCCTGGACCGATGCCACCTACGGTTTCTGG